GCAAATGCCAGTTTCATGCACAGCATTCCATAGGCACTTTCAAAGGTCAGACCGTCCGTGTCCTTGAAAGAGAAAAATACCACAGGACACTGGTTCATCCATTTTTGGCAAAGTTCTGTGTTTTGGGAAATCGCCAATCCCTCAAACATCTGCTTGCTGTCTTTGCGGATGTCCAGAAAATTTGCGAGAGTGCTCATACCAAGGGATTTTCCGAAACGGCGAGGACGAGTGATCAATGTTACTTCAGCGATACCTCCGCTAAGAAGTTCAGAAATCAGATTGGTCTTGTCGATATAATAATACCCGCCTTCTCGAATCTTCTCAAAATTCGAGATTCCAACAGGAAACATTAAATCTTTCATGCAATGCTCCTTTCCGCTCACAGAGGAGAGCTTTCAGAACTTACTACTGTAAGTGTACCATGAAATATAGAATCATACAAGAATCAAGTGACATCGAAATAGAGCAGTTTTATTATGCTACGTTCAATCTGGTTGCCTTATAGCAGTCTGCGCACATCCCCTCATGGGTGGCTGCAAACTCTGCCGCCTGCATGATAGAACCGTCCTTCAGCTTGACCCTCTTGATAGGCTGGTTGCACCGGGCACAGATGCAGGGCACAGGCGGCTGTTCCTGCTTCGGGGTAGAGGATCTCGGTTTCGGCTGATTTTGCGGCTCTGATTCCGGCTGCGGTGCAGCATCTTCCGGCAAATCCTCTCCGGCATAAACGTACAGGCCCAGACCAAATATAGCAAGGTTCTTCACCAAGCACCGCATGATAGCCTTATTCACATCGAACATGGAGGCTGCTTCTACGGTGCGTTCTTCCATGCCGACTTTCTCACGGCGGCGGGTCTGCGGGTTGTAGTCCCATTTCGGGGTGGTGTAGGTGTAAGGCACAGCTTTCATGGCTTTGTTGCGCCATCCAGTACAGGCAGCCACATTTCATGCGAAACGCCCTCAATCGTGACCGAGGTGTACACCATGAAGCCTGTTATGGGGTCATAAACATAGGGCAGGCCGTTAAATTTCTTGACTTCGTAGCTGGCAGAAGGATACAGCTTTTTCACCTCTGCCCAAGCGTACGCCCAACTTACATATTTCAGTTCCGTGTTGCCGGACTTTTTGACTTCCAGATGATCTTTGAAGTCGATAGCAAATAATTTTACGAATGGATTTTCCATAAGAATGCCTCCAATTCTGATAAAGAAAAAAGGGCACAACAGCGTCAACTGTTGTGCCCCATGATGTGAAAATTACGGATTGAGCAGAAAATCAATGATGTTTCGATGAATGATTCCGTTTCGGCTTAAATTCACCAAATCACCACTGATAACATACTTAGGATAGTTGTCGTGCAGCCGTTCAAGATTACTGAACTCCCGTTCTTCATCGGCGGGAGTGATCAGGTAAGCAACCTGAATATAGAGCTTTTCATCTCCACGGTAGCAGATAAAATCAATTTCGGTGTCGTCCAGCTTGCCGACCTGAACTTCATAGCCACGGCTCCGCATTTCCAGATATACGATGTTCTCATACAGCTTGTTGCTGTCAAGTTTTTCGCTTTTCTTGATAACGTTCCGCAGGCCAAGATCGACTGCATAGTACTTTTCTGTGCTGGACAGGAGCGCTTTTCCTTTGATATCATAGCGGCTTGCATTCAGAAGGATAAAGGCTTCCTTGAAATAATCAACGTAGTTCAGTACGGTAGCAGTGGTTGTCTTGATTCCTTCCGAAACCATGCGTCCACTGATATTACGGGCAGAAAACGGATTGCCGATATTGTCCAGCAGGAATGCAAGGACATTACGTAATGCGGTCTGTTCGCGAATATTGTGGCGCAGCATGATGTCACGGACAATGATAGCCTCGTAAAGATCGTCCAGATAGGTGGTGATTGAATGATCGTCAGGGAGGAAGAAACGCTGCGGAAAACCGCCGTACTTCAAATAGTCTGCGAAGAGCTTTTCATCCGAAGTATAGGTTCCGTTTTCAATGCATTGCTGTTTTGCTTCGGCCAGCGAAAAGGGGAAAACCTGAATCTGGATGTATCGTCCGGAAAGATAGGTTGCCAATTCGCCGGAAAGCAGCTTGGAATTGGAGCCGGTCAGGTAAATATCACAATCGAAATCGACACGAAGAGAATTGATTGCAATCTGCCAGCGCTCCACCTCCTGAATCTCATCCAGAAGAATATAAATTTTGCCGGTACAGCCTTCCGCTTTTTCTGCGATGTAGTCGTAAAGCGTTTCTGCAGTACGGGTGTTGCGGAAGCGCATGGACTCAAAATTGGCCTGAATAATGTTCTGTGCGGGAATGTTGCGCTGGAGGAGCACGTCCTTGATCTGACCGAGAAGGACTGTTTTTCCACAGCGCCGGATTCCAACCAGAACTTTGATCAGATCCTGATCGATAAAAGGAATGATCTTATCCAAATAACTTTTGCGCAGAACCATCGTGCATCACCTCATATTCTTATCTTAGCATACAATTATTGTTGTGTAAACAGTATTGTACTTTTCTATTAAATAAAAATAGCTGAAGCGCGAATTTTGTGTGCCTATAGGCGTACAAAAATTATGCTGCATGGATAATGGTAAACCTGCGGCTGCTTACATTCTTGCTGTACCGATTGAAAATATCGGGCTGTTCTTTCTTCAAACGCTGGGAGTCTACCCGTTTACTTTCGGAGGATACCCAGGACACCTTGTAGCCCGGTGCTGTACCATAGGCAGCATCCTGCATTTGCAGCTTGACCTGCTGCTCGATGGCTGTTTTCTCCTGTTCCATCTGCTCGATTTGGTCGGAAAGCTCCTGCCGCTTATCCAGAAGTCCATGCAAAGCACTCAGGTCAGCGGTCTTATCTCGGTCGTCCACCTCATAAAGCTGGTTGATTTTCTGCGTGTCACAATCGCAACCGTTGGGTGCAGGGGGAATCTGGGGCACAACATGGTTCGTCCAGAAAAGTTCTTCCTTATCAATGAGGTCAGAAAGCACCTGCTTATCCGTCACAATCTTGTGGATCACCAGCTCTCTACCGAAAATCAGAGCTGCCACATACCAACAGTCGAACCCGCTGACGGCTAAGTAGTGGTCAACCTGCGCCAGATAATGAGCCGGGATTTTCCCATCCGCCCACTTGTCCGCAGAAAACGGTGAAACCGTCTTGCATTCCAATCCTGCTTTCTGTCCAACAATCAGGCGGTCAAAATCCGCCAGAAGAAGCGGATGTTCCTCGTTCTGGTAGATAGCATTGGCTCTGCGAACTTTTAGCCCAGTGGCTTCGGTGAATCGCTGTGCCACATACTCTTCCAAGTCCCGGCCCTGCCGCATAGCTTCGCTGTCGATATTTTCAATGGTATCGCTGATTTTATCGTAGTACACCTGAAATGCAGAGCGATAGGGATTCAGGCCAAGGATAGCCCCGGCATCCGTGCCGGTAATGCCGCATTTGCGGTAGTGGAGCCAATCTTCTTTGGTCAAATTCAATGTAGATACAAGCCTTTTCATGCAATGTTCAACCTCTCTTTCATCTGTTCTTCTACGATAGAGAAATCATATTCCACCAAGTCTTTGATAATGGTGGAAAACTCATCCACCAAGGTGCGGTCATCATCCAGCCACAGGGTATACAGGAAATCCAGAATGTTCCGCTGCACCCGGAGATGGTTCCAGAAACGTTCGTCCATCTGCTTTTCGGTGTCCAACGTAATCAAGGCACTGACAATGGTGCTTTTCATCGTGATCTCGTATGCCGTGGTGCAAGTAGGCTTTGGAAAATCGGCTTCGATGCTGTTCAGGAACTCAGAAAATTCCCGGACAGCCCGATTGCTCACATCGTTCATATGTCCTCCTTTATGCTGCTGCCAGCACCATCTTGTAGGCTTTGTCGATCATCGGATTGCCCTCTGCGGTGCGCAGAAACAGATTTTCGTTGTAGTTGCGAGTTTTGCGGATGGGGTCTGCATGGGTGGCAAAGTCGGAAACAGCATTCACGAACCGCCAGCCGTTCTTTCCGACCCACTCCAGATCGGGTGCGTTATAATAGCGAGCCTTCAGATCTTCCTGCAAGCGCAGGTTGTTCTTCCGCTGGCCATCGGTTAAGTCTTCCGTGATGGGGAAGAACTCGTTGATAAACTCCTGCACCTTGCGGTCAGACAGCTTGATGGTGGTCAGCTCATGGATGCCCTTGCCCAGCTCCCCCATATAGTTGTTGGCAAGCTGTAAGGTTTCACAAGCATCTTGCACCCGGAGCAGAACATTTTCGGTATGGCGAGCAGTCCAGATGCGCTTTGCCGTACCCAGTGCCAGATTCAAAGTGTTCTGGCAGACCACACGAACCGGAGTCATGGCTACTTTTACACCAGAGCTGCCATCGTGACTATTGAAGAACACAAGATACGGTGTCACTTCGTCTCCGGCGATGATATACTTTTCGGGCAGCTTTGCCAGCATCCAGACCTTCTTGCCGCCCTGCAAAGAACCGGCAGTTTCATAGGTAACGCCCTCACCCAGCAGGTCATCGGTGAACTGAAATGCTTCTTCGTTCTGCACAATGCGGTAGCGGTCAGACACCACACCCAGAACAGATTCATCGGTGCTGCGGACATTGGCACGATAGCCGGGGATCATAGCACCCGTACCAGAATAGATATTACGGCTCTCTACCTGCCAATCCAGACCAGCCAGCTCCAAGGCTTCACGGCTTGCAGGGGCTTCCATAACGATGCGGCCAAGGCCATGCCAAGGGGTCTCACGGACAGAGAACATGGTTTCAACATTTGCAGACATAGTAAAATCTCCTTTTCGATTTGTTTTCGTTAGTTTTTCTTTTCGACTTCTTCAGCGATCAGCACGAGGACTTCAACAAGTACCGTGCCAAGTTTCTGAATGAGTTCGGGTAAAAAGTTCATGGGGATATCTCCTTTCTGTGCGGATGCAGCTTAGAATGAAAACGTAATAGTGATGATGACAACGATGATACGGAACAGCATAGAAAATCACCTCCAGACATAAAAATAGCCCCTGAGTCTTTCGGCTCAGAGGTTTCGGATCACGATTATATTATCTGGGTGAGATTTTTTGGATTACAGTATGCAGAACAGGCTTGTTTTGCAAGTAGAAAGACGGTACAATAGTAAAAAATGAAACTGTGTTCTAGTTAAATAAGGTGGTGAAAGCAATGGGCGAAGCAATAGTCTATCATGTCATGCACATGGAAAAGTGCGTGGCACAGGTAAGCACGGCTGGTGAATGCAAGATTTACCTTGAAGATTTTATGCCATACGATTTAGTGCTGGAAGAATCGGATGACTTTGATGATCGAATCAATAATGTAACCAATTTTTATTATTGGTGTGCATCCCGTATGCTAACGCTGGATCGTACCTACGCGAAAGAGATTCTGAATAGTATCGGC